ACTTGCTTTACAAGTTTGGCTGGCAGGAACTAACCAATTAAAAATCTATGAAAAAACTATTTTTAACTTTATTATTAGCTGTGCCTGCTTTGGCCTGGGCACAAAAAACACCGCAAGGTGTGACCTATGACGCACAGATCGTAAGAGTCAACGACGGTGACACAGTTGTTATAGCCGCACCATTCCTGCCTGCTCCACTCAAGCCAGAACTGGCTGTGCGTGTGTTTGGTGTGGACACTCCTGAAAAAGGATTCCGTGCTCAGTGCCCTAGCGAAGATGCACGTGGCAAGGCTGCCACAGAGTTTACTAAAAACGCTGTGAAATCTACCAAGAAGCATCAAGTTACACTGTATGCCTGGGACAAGTTTGGCGGTCGTGTGTTGGGTGACATGATCCTGGATGGTGTGAGCCTACGTCAAGAACTAATCCGAAACGGCTTTGCCAGAGAATACTACGGAGACGCCAAGCAGTCGTGGTGTAACTAATCGTGCGATTTTCAGAATTCGGCCAGGGCGTTTACCCTAAATCAAAACTGAAACCCTTGGCCGGCAGTAACATTTCAAAAACCGGCACACACGTGGCCCGTTTCCAACGCAAAAAAAACATAGAACCCGGCACCGATCGCTGGTTTCGACTATGGTTTGCCCGACCTGGCCTCACTGGCGAAAACCCTTACAAGGCCTAATCAAACGCCATAAATTATAGTATGGCACAAGACGCATCAACCTTAGTAAAAGCACCCTATCGTCGTCAACATTGGACTGATCAACAACTGGCTGAGTTCATGGCCTGTGCTGACCCTGTGACCGGGCCACAGTATTTTATGGACAACTTTTTCTACATACAGCATCCCACAAGAGGCAAGATGCTGTATCATCCTTTTGATTATCAAAAACGCCTGATAGACACCTATCACAACTACAGGTATTCAATCAGCATGATGCCCAGGCAGACCGGCAAGTCAACGTCGGCCGCTGGTTACCTGTTGTGGATGGCCATGTTTCGTCCAGATTCAACCATCTTGATTGCCGCACACAAATACACCGGCTCACAAGAAATCATGCAAAGGATACGCTATGCCTACGAGCTGTGCCCAGATCATATCAGAGCCGGATGTACTAGCTACAACAAAGGTAACTTAGACTTTGAAAACGGTAGCCGCATAGTCTCAACTACAACAACTGAAAACACCGGTCGTGGTATGTCCATTACATTACTTTACTGTGACGAGTTTGCATTCGTGCGACCCACCATAGCCCGAGAATTTTGGACTTCTATCAGTCCTACCTTGGCCACTGGTGGTAAGGCAATTATTACATCAACACCCAACAGCGACGAAGATCAGTTTGCGTTATTGTGGAAAGGAGCCAATAAATGTGAAGATGCCTATGGCAATCCCACCGAGCTAGGCATCAACGGGTTCCGAGCCTATCGCAGTTATTGGAACGAACATCCTGAAAGAGATGAGAAATGGGCCGCAGAACAACGAGCTCAGTTGGGCGAAGATCGTTTCCGCCGAGAGATGGGTTGTGAATTTTTAATTTGGGAAGAAACTTTAATCAATGCATCAAAGTTAGTTGACCTTCACGGAATAGACCCTGTTCAGACAATGGGGCAGGTGCGCTGGTATCAGCACCCTAAAGCGGACAGGTTATATGTGGTAGCTCTTGATCCTAGTTTAGGCACAGGGGGAGACGCAGCAGCAATACAAGTATTTGAAGCAGACACAACTGAACAGATAGCAGAATGGAAAAATAATCGCACTCCTATTCCAGAACAAGTAAAAATACTTGCAGAAATTTGTAAGCATCTTAATGAAACTGTAAAAAATCCTGAAAACATATACTATAGTGTTGAAAATAATACCATTGGCGAAGCTGCATTAATTTCTATTGAGCAGTACGGAGAAGAAAACATACAAGGATATTTTTTAAGTGAACCGGGAGGTGGTGGAGGTCGAAGATATCGCAAAGGTTTCAACACCACAAATAAAAATAAAATTTCTGCTTGCAGTAAATTAAAAAATCTTATTGAACAAAATAAAATGAAAATAAGAAGTAAACCCTTGATCAGCGAACTTAAGACTTTTATAGCACACGGTACTAGTTATGCTGCAAAAATAGGTGAAACAGACGATTTAGTAATGTCAACTTTACTATGTGTGAGAATGATGATGCAACTGCAAAATTTCCATCAACATATGGATACTCACATGCGCGATTTTGATGCCGCTATCAACCCGCCCATGCCCTTTATAAGCACACGATACTAGATAAATAATAGACCATGGCAGATATTACACCAGCACGCAAACTTTTTGACCTTTTGGTCACACGCGATTTTGATCCAGAAATGCTGGACAGTGCTGGCAAACCAGCTGCTGATCCCAGTGAAACAGAAATATTCAGTTTTGATTTTCGCGCCGAAAGTGGAAAAGACTACGGCACAGTGGTCATAATGCTAGGCAATGACAACACACTAGAAGTTTATTGCTCTGACAATGTGGGTCGCAGCATGGAAGGTGACGACAAAAATGACTGGTTTGATTTCCTAGCCCAATTGAAAAATTTTTCAGTCAGAAACTTTTTGAGTTTTGGTATCAAGAATCTCAATCATTTGCGCTACAGCATGCAAGGACAGGCTGCCATCAAAGAAGGACTTTTTGAATCATGGTCGGGCAAAAAGGACATTTCGTGGAATGCTGGCGCAACGGAAAGTCGACTCATGATCAAACACAAACGTAGCCTTGGCGAAGGCGAAGCACGTTTTCGCTATGTGGAAAGTCTGTTTATTGAGACCATCGAAGGCGAACGCTACAAGTTGCCATTCCGCAATCTTACAGCAGGCAAGGCCATGTTGGAACATGTGCGCATGGGTGGCAGACCTTATGACCTGCGAGGCCAACACATCGCTGAAATGGTCACGGAACTCACAGTGTTGAGCCGCTTCAAGCGTGCCAACGCAGGCAAGCTGTTGGAAGGCGATACTGCCACCTTGGTAGAACAGGCCACTAACTATTTTGAAAACTTGAGGCACACCCTTAAGAGCCTGGCTACAAGAACAGGCTACAACACGTATTTTGAATCATGGATTCCGCTGCAGGTCTCAGAAGAAAGCGTGGTCATTGAAGGACTCAAACATTTGTTTGTCACACAAAGTATTGATCAAAGGATTGAAGACGCACTTCCATTGATCGCTAGAATTCAACAACAGGAAAATGCTATGAAAGAAGCCGCAATATTTGAATCATGGGCCGATCAGCTCATGGAAGGAACCTGGCAAACACCAGACACACCAGAAAAGCAAGCTCAGCTAGTAGAACTGCTCAGCAAAGACTTGCCAGTGGGAGCCGATGCCACCAATGCCACTGAACAGTTGTATGATCTCTTGGGCGACGATGAGTTGTTTGATCAACTACAGGCCTTGGCCGATCGCGATGCCAATGCTGATGCACGTCAGATCGTTTTGAACCGCATGCAAGAATTAGATCAAGATCCAGACGTAATGAAAGTGATCACCAGTTTGAACATTAATAGCACGGCAGAAATGAATCCACCAGAGCAGACTCCAGCCGATTTAAAACCCACTGATGAAGCCGTCAAAGATCCTGCCACACAGACCGAAGATCCAGCAGGCACAGAAGAAACGGCCTATCCAGAATATGATCAAGACTTGTCTAGTATTTTGAAACACGCAGGTGTGCCGGCTCAAGAACGACCAGCTCCAGACTATGAATCTGAACTAGATGAAATGGCCAATCCTGGTGTAACACCGGCCGACATCGATGGTGTGCCCGAAGAAGAATTGGATGAAGCCAGTCGGTGCAACATGTCCGAAGCCGGTGAAAGTTGTCCAGTGCATGGTCTCAAAGAGTGTGGCATGTACGAAGCCTCGGCCTTGCAAGGACAATATGGACATTCGGGACGCATGAAACCGGTTGCAGAAGACTCCACGTTCTTGGATCGCCTAAAAGAACTTTCTGGTATGATCCGCAACTAAATTTGTAATCTGAACAACTGCGTCATAAATACACTTGACGCTACTCAAACTAGCGTGTATACTTGCAAAAGTGTATGCGCTTTTTTGTTCAGCATCACAGGCAACGTAACATCTAAACATTTAGATAGGCAACACATAGTAAACTTTAGAAAGGCAACTCAACTATGGCATCATTAGCAGAAATTCGCGCAAGACTAGCCGCCAGCGAATCAAAACAAGGCGGACAATCCACAGGCGGTGACAACTCGATTTACCCACACTGGAACATGGAAGAAGGTCAAAGCTGTACAGTACGTTTTCTTCCTGACGGCAACTCAAAAAACACTTTTTTCTGGGCCGAACGAGCTATGATTCGTTTGCCATTCAATGGCGTCAAAGGCGAAATGGACAGTAAGCAGGTAATGGTACAAGTGCCCTGTGTAGAAATGTGGCAAGAGACCTGCCCAGTGCTCACAGAAGTTCGCACTTGGTTCAAGGACAAAGCTCTAGAAGACATGGGTCGTAAGTATTGGAAAAAACGCAGTTACATTTTCCAAGGTTTTGTTCGCGAGAATCCCTTGGCTGATGACAAGACTCCTGAGAATCCAATCCGTAGATTTATCATTGGTCCTCAGATTTTTACCACAATCAAATCCGCACTCATGGATCCAGAACTGGAAGAATTGCCAACTGATTTATTGCGTGGATTAGACTTCCGTATTAGCAAAAATACCAAAGGCGGCTTTGCTGACTACAATGCCAGCAAGTGGGCTCGCAAGGAATCGGCACTCACAGAAGCCGAACAAGCAGCCATTGAGAAATACGGCTTGTTTGATTTGAGCACATTCCTGCCCAAAAAACCTGGTGAGGCCGAACTCAAGGTCATCAAAGAAATGTTTGAGGCTAGTGTCGATGGACAAAGCTATGACACAGAACGTTGGGGATCGTATTTCCGCCCAGCCGGTGTCAATGCTCCGGCTGGTTCAGGAGCGGTACACGCAGAAGAAGATACACCAGCACCGGTGGCCAAACCTGCTCCTGCCGCATCTAGCAGTTTTGACGACGAAGATGATGCACCAGCAGTGGCATCAGCCCCAGTAGAAGCAAAACCTTCTACACAAAAAGCCGAGGATATCTTGGCCATGATCAGGGCACGTCAGGCCAAATCGTAATAAGTAGCAACACTGGATGGGAATTCCCATCCAGCCTTAACTTCTAATCTATCTATGTATTCAGTATATCAACATTGGGATCCGCTCAAAGTATGTCTGGTGGGACGCACATATCCACCAGAATTTTACAGTTGGATCCAAGACACCACCACTCGCAGTCGCTTTGAGAAATTATCTCAAGAAACCGAAGAAGATTATCAAAATCTCATTGGCTTACTTGAGAAAAAATTTGGTGTAGAAGTTTTACGTCCAGACTTTCCAGAAGATCTCTCTCAGTTGTTTGTGAATGGAAAATGGATACAACCTCCCACAGCACCAAGAGATTATTTTTTAATGATACAGGACAAGTTTTGGGTACCAGAGATACCCAACGCCAGTCATGCATGGAATGTGTTTTATCGACAAAACAAGCTGACTTGGTGGCCAGATTTTGTGCGTCCTACTGATTTTTATTCAGCTTATCCTGAATATGCAGATGACATCCGCTTTAAGTTTTCCAAGTTCAATTTGATTGATCAGGCTCACTTAGATGGCAAGTTGTCTTTTTATCAACATGTGTTTGACAAGATTCGTCAGCAAGGCAATGAAATTGTATATACAAACCTGGACTTTATCAACGGTTGTTTTGTTAGTCGAATAGGGCAGGATCTGTATTTTGCCACACAGACCTATCATGATGACAAACAAGGCATCTTGGATCAGGTCAATAGGCTTTTTACAAACACTCGTAATCATGTGGTCAATGCCGGCGGTCACGGCGACTCTGTGTATTGTCCAGTGACCCCGGGTCTGA